AAGTTAATGATAACTGCCATAGATACTGATGAAGGATTTGACTATGCAGTTTTAGGTAGAGATTTAGAAGATTTATATACAACAAATTATAAAGGTAAAGTTTCAGATGCTATTCTTGGTAGAATGATTGCAGGAATACCTAATGAAATAAAATTTTTAGAAGCAGAAAAAATGATCTCTAACAATCCTAGAGAAGCATTAGCGATGTTAATGGATGAAAAAGATTTTGTAGGATTAAATTATGATTCAAGAATGAAACTTATAGAAAAAGCTAAAATAACTATAGCACCTATGATTAAAATTGAATACGAAGATCATCTTGCTAAAATTGCAGTAGGTAAAGAAAGTTCTTTTGATATGAATACTGCTTCATTAGTTCTTCCTACAAAAACAGTTAATGCAATGATTGCAGAAGAAACTTTAAATAAAGATCGTGCAGTAAATAATAATGTTCTTTTAAACACTCCTTTATCTATGACAGATGATGTTGCAGATGATTTTATAAAAGAAGGTTATGAACTACATGGAGAAATAAAGGGTCAAGAAAATGAACAATACATTAAAGATTTAGTTAAAAATAAAAAGAAAGCTCTTAATAGTGATCCTGTTGGTTTTATAAAAACATTTGATGAAGAAGTAGAACTTGCTTATCAAGAACTAGAAGCAGAGACAGATCCTAATTTTATTAAAAGTAAAAAAACTGCATTAATAGAAATTCTTAAAGAAAAACAAAGAGCATTAGAAATACCAGAAAGTTCTATTAGAGTTGCAACCAATGAAGAAATTAATAAAATAAAAACAACACTTACAGATCCAGAAACTTCAGCTCAAGATAAAATGAACTTTATGATGTTTACACAAGAAATGTATGGCAATGAAAATATGGGTAAAGTTTTAAATCAATTAACAGATGTTAAACTTCCAGATGATTATATAGTTGCTTTAAGTACAAATAGTGTTCCATTAAAAAAATCTATTTTATCTGCAAACACTCAAGACTTAAAAGCATTAGAAAATTTAGTAAAAGATGGATTGCCAGAAGGTGAAAAATTTAATTCTATAAAACAAAAAGTTGTAAAAGAAATGGAAAGTTATGAAAATGTTATTGAAACTCAACCAGAAGGATCAATAGATAAAACTGATTTTTTACAAAATATGCGAGATACTATTTATAAAGCAGCATTAGAAAGAATAAAATACGAAAAAATGAGTATAAGTGATGCAGTTACATCTGCTTCAAAAGACTTTTTAAATGATTACAGGATACCTGCTTCTGAAACTTACATGATACCTGTTGATGTAAATGGTAAAAGAACTAACACAATTTTATTAGAACAAAAACTAGAATCAGTATTATTAAAAATGGAAGATCCAGATTATGTAGATAAAATTATGGGTAAAGATGGTTATATGCATTTTGCTAAATTTGCAGGAATAGAAAATTTAACTGAAGAACAAGTAAGAGATAGAGTTTTATCAACAATAAATAATAATAGTATTGTTTTAAATAATAGTGACATGACAGGTGCTATTGTTTATGCAGAGTTTGCAAATGGAACATATCCTATTGTAAATGCAAATGGAGATAAAGTAGAAATTTTCTTTACACCTACTGAAAATGATAGAGGTATTATGAGTACAGAATTAAAATACCCAATAACAGGAGAAGATATAATTTTAGTAGATGAAAGCGATGGTTTAGATTATTTAGATATTGAATTACCTTCAGATGAAAATCAAAACATAGGTGGAGAAAGTATTACATTAGGAAGTGCAGTTGATACTGTTGGTAGTTTATTTGTATCAAAAGCAGAAGCAGCAGAAATGTCTGTTTTGTCAAATGAAAAAATAGCTAACGATTGGACAACACTTTATCAAACAAGTAACGATCCTAAAAAAACTAAAAGAGCATTAAAAGTTTTAAATAAAAATTACACAGTTCCAGAAGAAGCAAAAAAATCTATAGCAATTGCTGCAAAAGTTTTTGAAGATGACAAAGGTTTATCTCAAGTAAATTTAATAAGATATGGTAATGCTATTGGTCAAATAGAATCTGAATACAAAACAAAAGTTCAAATAGGTGGTGGACCAGCAAGATCTTACTGGCAAGTAGAACCTAAAACTGCTTTAGATTTATTAAATAATTCTTCTGCAATATTTGGACCAAAATTTGAGTCTGCTATGTCTAAGTATAAAATAAATAATATGTCTGCAGTCAAGTATCTTGCAGGTTTATCTGAAGAACAAATGTCATCTCTTTTAGAAACAGATAGTGACTTAGCTGCTATTATGGCTTTAGGTGTAATGGTAAACAGAATAAAATAAAATGATAAATTTTGGATTAGGTACTTTTGAACCATCTAAAGAAGAAATAGGTTCTTTATACAATCAAACTAAAAGTGGTTTTTGGGAAACTGCAGGCGCAACATTTATGAATGCCTGGAACTATAATCCTACATCTTCTATATTTAGATCTGTAGAACAAACTCAAGCATATCAATCAAGTAGCGAATATTTAGATAGAGATTTTTTAAACAAAGAATATGGAGATCTTGGTTTAGTTTTTGAAAAAGATACTAGAGCAGGTTTAGTTGACTACCTAGTAGAAAGAAAAAAATTAGAAAATGAAAGATCAGAAATTATTTCCAGAGGTCCAAAAGGGAAACTCGCTAAAAGTTTTTTCTTTTTAGAATCTTTAGGTACTAGTTTTTTAGACCCAATAAATATTGCTGCATCATTTGTTCCAATTGTTCGTGAAACAAGATTTGCAAACATGGTAGCAAGATCTGGTAAAAATGTTGCTAGAATGAAAAAAGGTTTTATTGAAGGTTTTGTTGGTAATACTGCAGTTGAACCTCTTGTTTATGGTGTAGCAAAATCAGAGCAAGCTAATTATGATGTATATGATTCTTTTGCAAACATAGCAGTAGGTGGATTTATAGGTTCTGCAGCTCATGTTGGTTTTGGAAGAATAGGTGATTTTATTGCAGAAAAAAGAGGTAAGCCAAATATCTATCAAAAACTTGCTGCTATCTCTCCAGAAAATCAACAAGCATTGTTAAGGTATTCTGTTGGTAAAGTTTTAAAAGGAGAGAAAGTAGATACTGGAAATGTTATAGTTGAAAAAACTAGAATAGGTGATGAAAGATTAAATAAATTAGAACAACAAATTGTAGAGTATAAAAGTTTGTATAAAAATTCTTTAGATAATAATGACAGAAAGTCTGCAAAAGTTTACTTGCAGAACTTGCGAAACCTACAAAAAACAGAAAGAGATTTAATCGAAGCTAAAAGAAAAGCAAACGATGAAGCCAAACTAAAAGAACAAAAAGAAGGTATTAATGCTAACAATAAAAAACCAACTACTAAAGTAGAGTTGACAAGAAGAGAAAAAGTAACTTCCGAAATAGAAACAGAAGCAGAAAATCTTAATGCATCAACTAAAGTTAGGCAAAAACAATTAGATATTAAAGATGAAGATATTGCTCCAATATCTGAAAACAAAGCTGAAATAGAAAAAATAGATAACAATATAAAAAATAAAACTAAGATAAGAGAAGCTATAGAAGCAGGAACTTATTGTACTAAAAGGAACAGTTAATGGCAGATATAAAAAGAATATCTAAATGTTTTCAAGAAGTTAAAAGATTAACTGGTGATCTTATATCTGATGAACAAATTAATGAAATTTTAGATGAAGCTAAAATAAAAATTAATGAAAGTAAGTTTGAAAAAGCACAAATAAAAACAGACGAAATTTTAGCAAAAGAAATTATAGATAAATTTGAATACGAACAAGCATTAAAAAAAAGAAACTTAGCCGACAACAATATGAAGGCTATAGATATTTATCAAAAAATAATAGATGCCGTAGATTTATCTGCTGCGTCTGGAGTTAAGTTTAGATTAACACCAGAAGAAGGTGTTTTATCAATATTAGTAGGTGGTCAAAAATTTTCTAAAATTGCTAGAGACTCTATTGGATCAAGACAAACTGCTTCAGAAGAAATGTACATAACTAAATTTTTTAGATTAATTAATGACATATCACCTACTGCTTGGGATTCTCTTACTTCTGGTAAAATGGATTTGGAAATTATAGATGAAATGAAAGGTTTAGTTTCTGGTAATGCAGAAGCTGCACAAATTGCAAAAGTTTTAGTAGAAATACAAGCAGATTTAAGAACTCAGTTAAATGATTTAGGAGCAAACATAGGTGAGATAGATGATTGGATTACAAGAATGTTTCACGATACAGAAAAAATGGCTAGAGCTGCAAATGGTTCTAAATTAATTGGAGATCATAGAGTTTCATGGAGAGAATATATAAAACCAAGATTAGATTTAAAAAGAACTTTTCCAAATGTAAATGACCCTAAAGAAATAGATAAAATATTAGATGGTGTTTTTGATAGTTTAATGTCTGGCGATCATACAAAACACGATGGTGCAGGAAGTGTTTTTGGAACAAAAAATGTAACAAATAGATTGAATGCATCAAGAGTTTTACATTTTAAAAATTCTGCTAGTAGACAAGAGTATAGTGTTAAGTTTGGACAACCTTCTTTAAAAGAAAATGTTTTAGGAGTTATAACTACTAGCACAAGAAACATTGCGTTAATGCAAACACTTGGAACTAACCCTAAAGATACTTTAGAAAAAGTTTTAGCTTTATTAAGAAAAAAATACAAAAGTGAAGATCCTAAACAAATTAATAAATTAAATTTTAAAAATTTTGAAAATGAATTTAAAGAAATAGATGGAAGTATTAATGGTATATCAAATGATATTTTAGCAAAAGTAGGTATGATTGTTAGATCAACAGGAGCAATGGCAAGACTAGGTATGACACCTATTACTTCTTTTGGTGACTTACCTCAATACATGGGTAGTACAAACTTTCAAGGTAGAGGATTATTAACTGGTTTATTTGAAGCATTAACAGGATTGTTTAATGCAAACGACAGAGCTGCAATGGAAGTATTACAAGTAGTAAGTAACTCTTATTCTGCTACTGCTTATAGAGGTAATGTTTACGCTGCAGGTAATGATAGTTGGGGTAAAATGGGTGAACTACAAAATACATTTTTTAAATGGAACTCATTAAATGGTTGGGTGTCAAGATTAAAAAGTTCAATGATATTAGGATTATCTAGACATTATGGAATGCAGACTAATACAAAGTTTTCAGATTTAGATTTAAGAGAAAGAAATTTTTTAACCTTATATGGTATTGATGAAGGTAAGTGGGATATGCTTCGTTCAATTGAAACTTTAGCAGTTGATAATAAAAGATATTTAACTGCAGAAGGTGTTGATGAAATTGCAGATGAAGCAATAATGAAATATGTTGGTAGAAAATTATCTCAAAGAGAAATAAGAAATTTTAAAAAAGATTTAGAATTAACCTGGAGAAATGTTTTGGTAGATCAAGGTATGCATGGTTCTCCAGAACCAGATGCTGCTACTAGAGCAATCATGAACCAGGGTTTAGAAAAAGGTACTCCAATGGGAGAAACTATTAGATTTGTTATGCAGTTTAAAGGTTTCCCTATAAGTATGTGGAAGAAAATTATTGGTAGAGAACTATACTCTTATGGAGCAGACGAAGGTAGTTTACCAATGTTAAAAGGTTTATCTAGTCTTGTAATAATGGGTACTATTTTTGGATATATAGCAATGACAACTAAAGATATGATTAGAGGTAGATCTCCTAGAGATCCTAAAAAGAAAGGTGTTATATTACAATCATTTGCTCAAGGTGGGGGTGGTGGTATTTATGGTGATTTTTTAATAAGTGAAATTCAAAATGAATATGGTAATGGTATATTTGAAACTGCTCTTGGACCAACTGCAGGAGACATAAAAAAATTTTTCGATATGGTTCAAGCTATGAACGAACCTAAAAAAGCAGGTAAAAAATTCTATGAATTAGTTGAAGGTCATACACCTTTTTTAAATTTGTATTACACTAAAGCAGCATATGACTATTTAATTGGTTATCAGATTAAAGAATTTCTTGATCCTGGGTACTGGGAAAGAATGAAAGCAAATCATAGCGAAAAAAGAGGTCAAACATATTATATGAAACCAGGTTCAATAGTGCCAGAATTTAACCAATAAAGAGTAGAAAAAAGAATGAAAAAAGATTATAATCAAGAATATTTATTGACTAAACCATCATCAATGTTTAAAGGTTTTTAGCATATGACTATATCATCGACTACAGTAAAAAATTCGTACTCTGGAAATGGTACACTTGATACCTTCAACTATACTTTTAAAATTTTTGCAGACGCAGATATTCAAGTAATTATTAGGGATGCAACAG